GCCTCGTAAGTAGCCAAAACCCACGCGGCAAATTTCTTCGGCACGACCTGGATCTGTGCAAAGTCGGACGGTGCAGCGTCGGCCGCGGTGGCGCCTTCAGCGACCAGCGCAGCGTTCACACCGGCGGAGTTGACACCTTGCCACGCGTTGGATGTGGTTTGTACGACACGGGAGATGCGGCGGAACGGGTTCGCCGAGGCGTTGTTGGTGAGGACGATGGTGGGGTCGAGCACGTAGGGCAGCAGGTAGCCGCCGGATGCGTTGCCGAGCTGGATGGCACGCACGCGGTATTCGCCGTTGGCTGGGTCGGCGAGATAGGCGCGGAACGCGGCCCGGTACTCTTCCCCGCCGGTGAGCAGAATGTGGCGGGCGATGCGGGGGTCTTCCTCAGCGCGTACCGCAGCGGCCTGCGCCTTGTCGTCCGGGAGTTTCCATGCGGAACGGCGGTTGTCCTGCTCGACGAGGGTGGCTGCGCGCGCGCGCAGATCGTCGGCGCCGACGAGGTTGGATCGGACCCGGTCGATGTCCTCAAGCGGGTCCTGACGGTTACGGAACTCAGGGCCGGTGGATCCACGCATCGACGCGATGTTGTTCGACTGCTGCGGCTCTTCCCGATTCTCCGGATTCTCAGCGGCATGCATGACGCGGCGTACGTCGGCCATGCGCTGCCGGATCGGGTCGGCCTGCTCCTCAAGGGTGTCGTATTCCTTGATGAGGGTGCCTTGGAAGTTGACGTCTTCGACGGATGGGTTGTCGAGTTCGCCGATGCGGCGGAGTTCCTGCTGGATGGAGCGTTGCCGCTCTTCCATGTCCTGCAGGGTGCGGTACTGGTTGGTCCCCTGCTGGGGCTGGGCTTCGTCAGCCACTGTTCTCTCCTTGAGAAACGATGGACTGGGCTCGTTGGCGTTGCCGTTCCTGCTGCCGCAGGATGAAGCGGGCGCTTTGAAGTTCCAGTTCCTCTTTGGGTGACCGAGTGGAGTGCACTATGGGCGGGTCCTCGGCGGCGGGACCCTCATCGGAGGGTGTGCCAACGTCTGGCGGGTCCGTGGGAGTGCCAGAACGAAAGATTTCGACGAGCCGTTGCCGCTCATCGTAGGACAGGCTGCCAAGCAAGGCTGCGGCCTGCTCAGCGCGGACACCGACAACCTCGGCACCCGAATAGGCGGGGAACGGGGTCGGCCCATACTCCCGCAACGTTGACTCCATCCGCCGCAGCGTCGGCAGCTTCCCGGAACGGTCCGGTCGGAACCCGCCCCGCGGAACCAACGGATCCGACCGGTTGAACGCACCCGAGAACGAGTAAGCGGTGATCGACCCCTCCCTGATCGCCTCAAGTACCTCATCCGCGACCTGGGAGCGGTGATAACGGGTGCGGGTGAACAGTCCGCGGGAGTCGGCGCGGATCTCTTCAGGGATGCCGATCGGCACTGAGTGGCGTTCCGACGGGGTGGACCAGATCGTCATGCCGTGGTTGAACATGACCGGCAGATTCCAGCCACCTTTGGTTCTTTTGGCGTGCTCGATGGCCCGGTTGAACGCAGCCGGGTCAATGACCTCCTCGTATTCGCCGTCCTGGTCGCGGATCGGGGCGGGGGTATTGAACACCGCAGCGTAGGCGTCGACCGTGCGGCCGTCACCGCCGGCGCGGATGGAGATGTCCTCTAGGGCGAAGGCTCGGGTGTATGGGGTTGTCATGGTTCAGCCTTTCCCGTTCGACGACGCGAGCGGCTTCGGGAACGAGTTCGGTGCTGGCTTCTTTGTCGCTGCAGTTTGCGGCTTCGTCAACGTCTGCCCGCCGCCGGGTGGATTACCGGCCACTGCGGGACGGTTCACGGATGTCGCGTTGGCGTTGTTGCCGGATTCGGGCCCGGTGACTGGGGTGCCCTGGTCGGCGACGGTGATCGTTTCCCGTTCCTGCACACCCGGGGTGGGGGCGTTCGGATCCGGCACCAGCTGCGAAACGTCACTGGACGCGATGTAGGCGATCGACGACTCACGGGTGAACCCGGACTGAGTCAACGTCAACAGCGCCGCAGCCTCAACCTGCATCACCTGCGCCCGTTCGGTCTCCGCTGCCTGCAACGCCGGAAT